CTAGTATTCTTCAGGCGGTCCAAACATATCATCAGGGAAGCCACAAACTAATACAAGATACTGACAAGCTGTGTAATCTATCAATAGCTCCCCAGTTTCCAATCTCTGAAAGTACTTGCTCGGTAATGTCCCAAGATATAGACCTCCTTTGTAAATGGATAGGCCTCCTGTTCGGCTTAGTAACAGCCCTGTATAGCGTTGACGTAACCCATGCTTTAAAGCGTTCGTATTGCCATACTTAGGTTTCCTGTTGCCTCTATTCCATTTTGCTACCTGGTTCCCTGGTAAAAACCTACCTCGGCTATCGCGTTCCATATAGCACCCCCTTTACCGTGTTCGTTTGGCAAATAGTTCAAAAAAATTTGTAACATTCTTACACTCGCATTCAATCCATACTTTCCTACTTTATCCATAAGCTATTACCTTTATCCCAGTATTTCATAAAACGCTTATAGTGTCTCCAGTACCTGGTGCGTCTCATTCTTTTAGGGCGACTTGGGAAATCATCAAACATATAACCGCCACGCTTAGGGGTCCAGCCTGGTTGGACCTTCCTAGCCTCCCTTAGTGCACGTTCCCAATAATACTGACAATCTGTCTTACTGCGGTTTAATGTCTGCTTGTGGATCTGCTGGCAGTTTCCGCAAGCATAAAACAAATACCGCTTATAAAGTTTTCTGCACCGCCTACCACAATCAGAGCAAAGAAAAAAATACCTATAACCGCCTTTTGTTCCTGGTATCCTGGCCAATTCAAAGCTCTCTCTACCCATAACAATAAAAAGGTTATCTAAGTCAATGGTCAAGGGGTAATCATCTAATTCAGCCTTACCCTGGGTTATCCCTTTCTTTTTCATAGCTCTGGTAAATGTCTCTATATACAATACTTTCATTCAAAAAATACCCCTATACTGTAAAAACCCAAAACTATTGGCTTAAGTCCTAGAAACAGCAAAAAGAGGCGGGGCCTCTCTTCACTATTCTAGCTATGCCTCACGGCTAGCATATTTCCACAATGCTTTATATTCGCCCTCGGTGTCCAGGTTCTTCAAAAGGGCCATAGCCTGGTTGTCCAACGCCTTCAGGTTGCCATGTACGCCATTTACTGCCATATCAGGATAATCATCATCTAACACGCTATCAGCCAACTCCATAAGCTCCAGCTCACAAGCTACCAGCTTATCCAGCAAGCTATCAAAGTCTTCTGACTGTTTGAGTTGTTGCACGCGCTCCAGTTTGTAATCTTCTTTGATTTCATTTTCTTGCCCCTGGTGCGTGTAATAATCTTTAAACCCGTCACAAATCCTCTTGAAGATCTTACTTAGTTTCTTATCTTCTGCATACTCCAGCACTAGCTGACCTTTGCCCTTAATCGTTGCCTCAATCACTGGCGCGTGATAAGTCCCAAACATATAACCAAAGACAGCATTACTTGCCACTTTGGCGGTGTCAATGTCTTCAAAGTTATAAGTAAAAGTAAAGGTTTGTGGTTTGTCAGAAATAGTTTTTAGTGTCATGTTGTTTGCCTCTTATTCTGTTATTTATATAGGACCAATAGCCCTAGTTCTGTTGTCATTGCCTCATAGTCGCCACTAGTTGCCTCTGTATATTTCACGTCAACAACTTCAACGCCTGCCATAAAGTCATTTACCTGGTTTTCAAATTCCTCCAGGCTTTGCTTATGTTTCTGATAAAATAGCTTGATTTTCATTTTTTTAGCTCCTTTTCTTCAATTTGTTACCTTCTTTAGTGTTTTTGTTACCTTCTAGGTAACATAGCTCCGCCTTACTGCTACAAGGGTTTAGACCACTTTGTTACCATGTTGACCTTCTTTCTAACTCCTTACCCTTATATATATAAATACTGCTTTTTTCCTATATAGAGAGTTAAAAAGAAGGTAACATGGTCAACATAACAGCTATAAAGCTATATATATCAAGGGTCTAGGTGCGTTACCTTCTTTCTAAAAAAGGTAACAAGAAGGTCAACAATTTTTGTAAAATCCTAGTAACTGCAAGGGTTTAGACCATCAAAAGAAGGTCAACATTATTCTTTTTTTGTGATAGCGTGATTTACTCTTCCAAGTTTTGACCTCTCAAACTCCAACGGATCCAGTTTGTCATAATCTTCAACCTTAACACGCGCTTTTTTTAGTTGGTACTTATTTGGTGTTAGCTGTTGTAAATGCCTGATTGTCTCCTTACCAGCACCGTAAACGTTTGGCTTAGGTATTCCCATATCTTCAGCATAATGTTTCAAGGATCTTGTAGCGATAAAAACGGGGACTACGTCCAGCTCGTGCCAACCTCTTTCCATATACTCATGTCTTACCCAAGATAACAAGTAATCATTATCTTCCTGGTATTCCTCTAACAAGCCTTTGACTGCCTGCGGTTCGATAAAATGAGTAAATGGCTCCTGATTGATAGCTTTATAAAGGGCATACTCTAGCACCTCTTTATTGGCCAAAAAATCATTTTTTATCCAGGGCTTTTCTTTCTCACCGTTAAAGTCAGCATTGAAGGGGACAATCATAATACGCCTATACCAGCCCTTGGTCTTATTCCCACCGTTGGGGATATAGTTTCCTGAGAAGATATTAAAGAGTTTGAAGGTCGCTTCAAAAGCTGGGCGCCCCTTTGGATTGACTAGCACGGTGTCCCCGCTGGTAATACTCATTAGGTCAGACGGATTTTTTAAGTATTCATTAGGTGCCTCGTCTCCAATATTGCAAACTTTACCTACTAGCGTTTCCAGGTTATGCTTTTCAGCAAACTGCGCGGGCTTCAATGCTGATACGTTACTTTCTCCTATCAGATTGATAAGGAACCGCTGAAATGTCCCTTTTCCGTTGTTACCGTCCCCGTAAAAGATAGCAAATTTATTCCGTGTATGGTTGGGGTTGATAGCCTCCAGGATAATCTGCCAAAACAATGTTACCAGCTCACTATCATTGCAAGCGATAGAGTTTAACCAATCGTCAAATGTCTTCCCCTCCCTATCGGTTGGGACCCGTTTAGGCGCGTGATAAGCTGTGCTGATTTTGCTTGTAATCACATATTTAGGGCTGAAAGGAAGTAGCTCTTTAGTCCTTAAGTCAATTATGCCATTCTGTACAGGGATAAGGTAGGCGCTCTCCAGCGGTTTCTTTATCCTTGTCAATGTCCTAACCATTAGCTTAATCTGGGGCCATTCCCTAGGCTTAATCCTCACGTCAAAAGTCTTACAAAATCGGTTAAATAGGTCATTGCTAGCCGTATATATGCCCTCATCTAAATCATAGATATAGAGTAGGCTATAATCAGGTACGTTGCTTTTACTGATAAAAGTAAAGGTGATAATTTCGCTTAGCATTTTGGCAACTGTGAAAACCTGGGGCATAGCCACCTTTTCGGTAACGTCCCCTGTACTTTCGTTTATTTTGGTTTCCGTGTGTTCCTCCCGCCATTGTTCCCCAGCTTGAAAGATACGGTTTTCCAATTCCTTCATTGTCCTGGGCGGTTGCTCATTTTCACGCGCCTCTAAGATTTCACTTTCCAGGTTTTTCAATTCTTCCTTTTCTATGGTTCTATCCTCTCTTTCTAAATTCTGCTCTTGCTATACTTTCAAAAGTCCTATCTAGCTCCCTCTCTGGTAGGGGGTTAGCTGTCACGCTGTTAGCTATCTTTGTCAATTCGTAAGCAGTTTCTATATCACAATCAACCCACTTATTAAAGAGTAGCCCCACAAAGCGCGTGAGTGCCACATTACGCCCTCCCTCGTCTCCAAAGCCATTGAAAAGCGTATCTATTACCCTCATAGTGATAGACCGCTGACCGCTTGGCTGTGGTGTGTACGTCTGCGGTTTTACTCCCTGGCCACTTGTTCGGTTTTGGTTTGATTTTGGTACTGGATAATCTAGGCCATGCTCTACGATTTTTTGATAGTCTGCTGGGTCGCCTGTTGTGACTGGTAAGCCCTGAAGTTGGGACCAGGTTAAGCTAGCCATATCAAAAGGTAGCCCTATCTTGTCTGCTATCTCCTTGACTACCTGCTTATAGGTTTCCTCATTCATCACGTCCCCAGGCTTTACCACAAGCCTAAAACGGGGGCTCTCTGGGGTGTGTTTGATTGTTGGGTACAAGATATAGGAAAAACCAAACAAGGCGCTAGAAACAGCCTCTATAAAGCTCTGGGCTGGTCCCTCAATCTCATCATAATCCAGGAAAATCAAATCACGATAGACCAGGCTGGTATTATTCCGCTTGTAGCTCCCTGTTTTCTCTGCTGTGATTTTTCCACTCAAACAATAAGGCGCCTGGGTTCTTTTGTATTCCTCCAGGTCAGCACCTTCAGGGACTACTAGGGGCTTAAAGCGCTCAATATACTGGAACGGCTCCATCTTATCAAACAGATAGACAAGGTTGCTCCGAAAGCCTCTAGCCTCGTAAATTGCCACATTATCGCCCCTTTCTACGTTTCTTCTTCAGTTTTTTAAGCCTTTGCTGTTCCTTTAGCTGGTCCAGTGTCGGCCTGCGATCTTTGTAAAATTTTTCATCATGATACTTCCCGCCACCTTGTGCGGGGTGTACGCTATACCTTGCCATTCTCAACCCCCAAAAATATCAAAACATCACTAACCCTATAAAAGATTTTCCTAGTGTCTTCTAGTGGAGGCTGGTAACGTCTTAGCCCATTATCTTCCCAACGTTTCAAGGTCTTATCCTTTATGCCTAGTTCATCTTTAACCTGTTGGGCGGTGATTAGTCCAGTAACCCTTGGCTTGACCATCTCACGCGCTTCCAGATAGTTCTTTATAAGCTCCAGAATGCCTGTTTTTAGGTCTATTTCACTTTGTGCGGTTAATTCAAGCTTCATCTCTGTACTTCCTCCAGTCTTGCAAGTCTGCGGTTAGTAGCGCGTGAATACGCTTGTGTTCTTGGTCGTATTGCCGTTGGAGCGGTATCACTCCAGCAAGTCGTTCCACTTCATTCTGGGGGATATAGTAGCCCCCTTGCTTGTTATCACGCCCGCCACAAACGGGAATACCGTAGTCAACTATTAGCTGACGGATATATTCCCGAATAGTTCGGATGTCCAAGCCAGTCAGTTTCTCAATGTCTGGGGCGGTGATAGGTAAGTCCATTCCAAGCGGTAGGAGCTTGAAAACTTTGTTTAGGTGTTCTGGTAATTTGTTTTCTGTCATGCCTGCACCTCCAGCAGATTCATCCAGTCAATGATCCATTGCTTTCTCTCTTCTTGGGAAAGTGTCAAAAAACGTTCTTCTTCCTCTTTAGGTATTTTGTTCTCTATGATGCCAATGATAAGCCCATAGAGTGCTGGGCGTTGCTCCTTGATTTCCTCAATTATCTGGTCTGGTTTGTTCATGCCTGTCCTCCTAATTGTAATATCTACCCTGTGCTTGAATATAAGCCCCATAATTCGCATTAGTCAGCCGTCTGGTATATCTGCCCTCTGGCTTGGTTTTAGGCTTGTCAGAGGCTTGGAAAGTACCCAAACCAACGCGAAACCATAGAACAATGTTCAGTGGTGTAATAATTGCTAGTAGTGTCAAAGCTGTTTCGATTGTCATTTCTTGCATTTTTTTGCCCTCTCTTGTCTGATACCTGCGATTTTTCCCATTTTGAAAGCGTGAGCGACAATGGTAACCAAAGGGTTGTCTGTCGCCTTTCCAGCGTGTTCAGATAATAAAACGATGTCAAATTTTTCTTGATCAGTTAGATCGTGAAAAACTGCGTGTGCGTGTTCCTGTTCAAAGTTTCCGCCGTAGGTCATTTGAAACATTGTCTCGATTGTCAGTTCTTGCATTTATAAAATACCTCGCTGTTTCATGTCTGTTCTGATTAGATTCAGTAAATAACTTTCGATATTGCCTTCTGGCGCTGTTGCACATTTCCCTTTTAAGGCTTCACGGCTCACCCTGTCCAATGTATCAAACAGAATATAGTTCGGTTTTCTCTTAAGTAGTTCCCCTATATGTTCATCGTGTCGCTTCATTTCTCCAAGTAAATGATCTAGATTACTTTTTACAAAGTCTTCATGGTCTGCCTCGGCCTCTTTATATGCCTCTGATAGCCTGTAAAATTCTATCCAAAGCAATGAAATGGCTTCACAGCACTCTTCAGCGATTTCAGTAGCTCCCTTGTGACCTTTGGCAATATGCCACTCGCTCAGAATGTCTAGTTTTTCCTCTGCAACTTGTAATTTTTCTTCAAACTGTTTAAAATACTGTTCCATATTTTCTTGATATTCCTTATTTTTTATTGTGTCTGTGTAATTGCCCTAGTGGGCTGTCTCCATGAGTTCAAAAGACTTTGCTTAATGGTTCTTTACTATACGATTTCTATACCTAGCCTAGACTATCCCCAGCGGTTGCCCGCCCCAGACTTACCAGGTTGCTCCTGCGGTCATGTAAGTCTGTGCCAAATGATAGACTAGCTGTGTGTGATTTTCTTAGGGTGGTTTAGGTTGCCCTGGGTCCATGGCTACCTAATGCCGATACCAGCACCTAATACTTTTCTACTCCAGTTTTAAGGGTTAGCGCCCTCTGTATGGTCATAATGTCCTAGATATGGTATAATCTAGCTATTAAATCTTTACTAAAACCCTTTTAATAACAGCTTGCCTGCTTGTTAATTTTGTTTTAGTTAGTGGTTAAAGGCTTTGCTGATTGGTCTCGGTAAGCCTTTTTTGTTGCTCTCACGCGCCTTGAGGTGCGTTTTCTTTTGGTCTGAATACCATATTCTTAATATCTTGGTATGTCATGCCTAGGTTGATCATAGCAATAGCCATGTCTTCTAGTGCCTGGTATCTGATAAGCTCTTGACTGGTTAGGCTGTCAATCCCTGTCTTACCGCCACGGCTGGCCACTAGCTGGCGTTTGTTCATTCCAGTAGTTCCCTTTAGCAATAGGTTTGTAACTGTGCTGTGTGCGTGTTTTGGGGCTTGTTCCCAGTTTTCTATGCTGTCGTGCAAGGTCTTCCGCTTGGGCTTTTCTAAAGCCCTCTGATAGCGAAACTCTGCCACCTCGTCCCGCATCTCAAAGAATGCTTTGACTAGGTTTTCCTTAAAGTTTGCGACTTTCTCGGTATTCTTTAGAAACGTGATCAGCAATGTTGCTTGTTGTTCGTTCAAAATGTAGTCGCGTACATTCTGTCCAGACTCTGAAGGTGAAATTTTAAATGACACCTTTCCGAAACGCTCCAAGCGTTCTTTATGTTTGTTGATTAGTATTTTTAGATGTCTGTGCTTAACTTCTGCACATTCTGCCACAATGCTACTAAGTGTATACGGCTCTTTCCATCCGTCCATGTATACTAGTTCCATGCTCGCTCCTTTCTAGTCTTCTGGTGTTAGTTCTATTTTTTTCGTACTATCGCCTAAAAAAATATCGTCTAACTTAACACGATACAACTCTGACAAGTCTTTCAATAATTCAAAAGGAATTAAAGTACTATCTTTTTCGTACTTTGAGATAGTTTGAAAATTCTTGCCTACTTTATTAGCTACCTGTCGCAAGGTATAACCTGCATTTACTCGACACGCTTTTAGTGTCCATTGTGCCATTTTTTTGCTCCTTTCAAAAGTGATAAAATAATAGTACTATTATTTTCGTACTTAGTCAAGTATTTTTTAATAAAAGTTTTATTTTTTTCGTACTTTTTCTTTTTTTGTGTTATAATCAAAATAGAAAATTTCTGAAATGGAGGGGAATCGCATGGCAAAGAATAGCCCACAGGATATAAAAAATAGGGCATACTTTTCTGTTAACCTTAATAGAATTATGAAAGAAAAAGGAGTCCGGCAAATTGATTTACATAATAATACAGGTATCCCAAAAAGCACGATAACTGGGTACGTAAAGGGATCTTCTTTACCTACACCGGGGAATCTTCAAAAAATAGCTGATTTTCTAGGTGTCAAAAAATCTGATTTAGATTTACGATTTATACCCAAAGAAAACATTTCTATTTACGCAAATTCTTATGAATTAGGCTTTGATTTCGGTAGACTGTACGGAGGAATTGAAAATTTAACTCAAAAAGATTGCATAATTATCAATGAAGGTGAACCGCCTTGGAATTTAAATTCAGATTTAGACTTAAACCTTAGCAAAAATTTAAATAAAGCTCTTACTATGTTGATTGAAATATCTGAAAAAGAGGGGTATTTATCACTAAAAGAAGATAAACAATTCATCACAGCTATAAACTTAATTGATGGGACTATCAATTTAAATGAATCGAATAAAGAGTCGGCTTCTAGTTTGATTTCTATTTGTGATGAAATTGCCCAGCATTTAGGATTTTCAACAAGCGATATGGGAATGCCAGCAAAACAAAAAAACATTGAAAGTAAAAAAAATTTTAATTTATTGTCTTGGCTCAAACGTGGATAGCCGTCAATTCCCGCACCAACACCCTAAAAACATGACTGCTAGTCTAGCTATGTCCTCACAATCGTTATAATAGCAACGCCTATCGCTTTTTTAGTGGCTCAGAAAATTCACTGTTTTTCATGTAGTGGCCACGTTCAAACACTCCTCTGGTACATTTACCCTACCAAGTTGTTCCACGCTCTCAGGGGCTTTCTAGTGGACTGTGTGGAGTGGAAAAAGTTAGTTTTTGTCAGTTGTTGGAAAACTCAACTTTTCTCAATAGCCAAAAAAATGTAAGGTTTTGTCAGGTTGTATATTTTAGCAACCTCAATAAACCTCAACTTCTATATTAGTTGTATGTTAGCATTTGTTAGCATTCGGCGCGTGTTGAACTCTAAAATGTTATCTTTTGCAACCCTGTCAAACGCTCCAAAATCGTCTGTATTCGCTTTTGGCTTGCGACTGGTATTTACCCTACTAACCCAAAACAAACGAAAATAGAGGGCTTCTCGTATGTCCTGGCATGATATAAACCTAAAACATTCTAAAATCTTTTTAATAACAGCTTGCCTGCTGATGGAAAGGTTTATGATCATGAAAATTATTGAAGTAACAAAAAAAGACGGTAGCATTGTTTACCGTGCAAGTGTCTATCTTGGGGTAGATGCCATTACAGGCAAGAAAGTAAAAACCAGCGTAACAGGTAGGACAAAAACAGAAGTCAAGCAGAAAGCCAAACACGCGCCGATTGAGTTTGCCAAAAATGGTTCAACGGTAAAAAAGGAAGTAGAAGTAAAAACCTATCAAGAATTAGCTGACCTTTGGCTAGAAAGTTACAAGTTAACAGTAAAGCCTCAGACTTTTGTAGTAACCAAAAGGCAACTATATAACCACCTTATTCCAATATTTGGAGGAATGAAACTAGATAAGATAGCACCAGCCACTATTCAGCAGTTTGTTAATGGTCTGGCTCCTAAGTTGGTAAATTTTAAAGCTATTCATTCAATCAATAATAGAATTTTACAACATGGGGTACTGTTGCAAGTTCTGGCCACAAACCCAGCTCGTGATGTTATCTTACCCAAAAAGCAGAAAAAGGGACGTGAGGCGGTCAGGTTCATAGAACCCGAACACTTAAAACAGTTTCTTGATCATGCTGAACAATTAGCAAGTACCAACTTTAGCAAGTATTACCAATATGTTATTTTTAAGTTATTACTGGCCACTGGTTGCCGTATTGGTGAATTGTCTGCCCTGGAGTGGTCTGATATTGACCTAGAAGCTGGCACAATATCGATCAGTAAAACCTATAGCATGGAACTGCATATAATCGGGACAACAAAGACAAAGGCGGGTACTCGTATCATCAGCATAGACAAAAAAACAGCTCTCTTACTGAAACAATATCGAAACCGCCAACGCTTGATGTTTCTTGAGGTCGGCGCGTGCGCTCCTGATGTTGTCTTTGCCACAACGGTTAGGGAATACCTCCCACGGATTTCACTACAAGAAATTATAAACCGTCGGTGTAAGGCCTTGGGTATTCCTCGCTTTACTTGTCACGCATTCCGCCATACTCACGCTAGTTTACTGCTGAACGCTGGCATTAGTTACAAGGAACTCCAATATCGTCTTGGACACTCTAACATTTCAATGACCTTAGACACTTATGGGCACCTATCAAAAGATAAAGAAAAAGAGGCAGTTTCATATTATGAAAAAGCCATAAATAATCTCTAGGTGTACAAAATGGTCCACAAATTACAAAAACAACTTTTTACAAGGTGCTAGAAACCTTATTAAATCAACGTTTCGAAAGGATAAAAGAAAAAATAGTATGAAAATCCGTGGATTTGAACTAGTCAGCCAGTTTACTGATGAAAATTTATTGCCAAAACGTGAGACCGCCCACGCAGCAGGTTATGACCTGAAAGCTGCGGAGACTGTCAGCTTGGAGCCAGGTGAGATTAAGCTGGTGCCAACAGGTGTCAAGGCCTATATGCAGGCCAACGAGGTCCTCTATCTCTACGACCGCTCGTCCAATCCTCGCAAGAAGGGCTTGGTCCTGATTAACTCGGTTGGGGTTATCGACGGGGACTACTACGGCAACCCAGCCAACGAAGGTCATATTTTTGCCCAGATGCGAAACATCACAGAAGAAACCGTTGTGGTGGAAGCTGGCGAGCGAATTGTGCAGGCTGTTTTTGCTCCCTTCCTTTTAGCTGACGGCGACCAGGCCGACGGCGTTCGGACAGGCGGCTTTGGCTCGACAGGGCAATAGACTACTATGCAGATTCTTTTTGTGCGGCATTCCGAGCCCGACTACAGTATGTTTGACCAGCAT